TTGGGCAGTTATTGATTTAATTGCCCAAGAAACTAAAGAATTTAACGAAGAAAAAGGGAAGGAGTTTGATGTGGCTAAAAGTATTACTGCACAATTACCTTTCTTTGCGTGTGTTAATAACATACGAGATGAGAAGTATATAAAACTTCTTAATAAGTATTTATATTGTACAGAAACAGGTACACCAGCACACTCAGGTAGTTATGGTGAACAACCTGCAAGATGGGTACAATATTTTTTTATAATTAAAAATGCGATGGCGAAGAAGATGAACAACGTAAAAGAGAAAGCGAAAAAAGATGTCTGATATTATCGTAAAGTTTAAACCACAAGGACAAAAAGCTTTAATACAAGCTATAAAACAATTAGAAAAAGCTAAAGCTGGTTATGTTGGAATGACTAAAAAAGCCAATGTAACTGTAGCACAAATGACATCTAAATTAGCAGCACAAGGTATTAGTTGGAAAAAATTAGGTGTAAACATAAAAGTTGTATCTGCTGCTGCTAAAGGCAACAGATTAGCTATGGATAAATTAAGATTAGCTGTTAAAAAAGGAACAAAAGCTAATACTGGTTTATTAACATCACAAAGATTATTAGATAATTCTTTTGCAACATTACGTTCACATATGTTATTGTTCAGTTTCGCTATGAGTTTAGGTGTTAGACAAGTTGCAAGAATGACAAAAGAAGCTGCTAAGCTTCAATCTATGGAAAGAGCATTTGGTGGTTTAAGTGGTGGTGCAAGTAATGCAGCAATAGCAGTTGATAAATTAAAAGAAGCTACTAATGGAACTTTAAGTGAGTTTGATTTGTTTCAACAAGCAAACAATGCTATGATATTAGGGGTTACTAAAAACTCTGATGAAATGGCACAAATGTTTGATATGGCACAACGTCTTGGTAATGCTTTAGGTAAAGATACAAAACTTTCAGTAGAATCTCTTATTACTGGTATTGGTCGTCAATCTCGTTTGATGCTTGATAACATTGGTATTATTGTAAAATCAGAACAAGCTTATGAAGCTTATGCTGCAGAATTAGGAACAACAGCAGACAACCTTACCAAATCAGAAAAAAGACAAGCATTTATGAATGCTGCATTAGAAGCAGGTCAAAATGCTTTATTATCAATGCCTAATGAAATTTTAAATGCTGACCAAAAATTTCAAGCCTTATCAGCAAGTTTAGATAACGCTTCTAAATCTATAGGTAAAGCATTTTTACCATTAGCTGAAAAATTAGCAACAGCATTAACTACATTAACAAACGCAATTACACCAGAAAGAGTCAAAGCATTTGGAATTGTAATTTCAGGTACACTTGTAGTAGCTATGATTGCATATAAAAAAGTATTAAGAGATGTAATTATGAGGCAAACTATGCTTGGTTGGGGAGCTTTAGCAACAGCAGCAGGATTATTAGCAGCAGAAATACTTGTTTTAACTGGAGTGTTTGATGGTGTAGATGAAGGTTTAGATAAAGTTGATAAATCAAGTAGTAAATATTTACAAAGTTTAATTGAAATGAAAAAAGAAGATATTTCAGCCGAACTTGCTAAACAAAAAGCTAGACAAACAGAATTACAAACCACAATTAATGAAAGTAATCTTACTAAAGAAGATGAAATTGATTTGGCAAAATCATTTAATGCAATAGCACAACAAGCGATAATGACACAAACAGATGCTACTAATACTTATAATATGAATAATAAAGCTCTTGTTGAAAATACTCAATTAACTGGAGAACAAGCAATAGCAACAAAAGAAGAAAAAGAAGCTGTTGATGAAAGTGTAAGAGTATTAAAAGAATATAATTTAGCTTTAGAAAATGGTTTTAATACTATAAATTCATATCTTGAAACACAAGACAAAATTAAAGGAATGTATGGCTCAACCAGAGAGGCACAACAAGAAAGTATTAATGCACAAATAAAAGAAACAGAACAATTAATAAAAACACAAGGTGCTCAAAAAGAATATGTTGCTGTATTAGAAATGTTACAAAAGAAAAAATTAAACTTAATACAAGTTGAAGAACAAGCAAGATTAAAATCTTATTCAAGTTTAGCAAATGGATTAGGTGCTTTAGCTACATCAAATGGTAAAAATGCTAAAATAGGTGCTAGATTTGCACAATCAGCAGCTATTATTGATATGTATGCAGGTGCTAATAAAGCATTTGCTCAAGGTGGTACTTTAGGTTTTGTTACTGGTGCAGCTATTATTGCTCAAGGTTTAGCTAACGTAGTTAAAATTGAACAGCAATTATCTAATATGGGTGGTAGCTCTGGAGGTGGTGGAGGTGGAGGTGTCTACGGCTCATTTGAACAAGGTGGCTATGTAGGTGGAAACAGACACTCACAAGGTGGTACTATAATAGAAGCTGAAAGAGGCGAATTTGTAATGAGTAGAAATGCAGTAGAATCTATCGGCTTAGAAACACTTAATCAAATGAATCAATCAGGTGGTGGTGGAAGTATCAATGTAAGCGTTACAGGTAATGTTTTAACACAAGATTTTGTTGAAGGTGAACTTGCAGAATCAATTAAAGAAGCTGTCCGTAGGGGTAGTGATTTTGGAATCGGTTAATGCTGACGTTACCTCCTAAATTTAAACAAGCACTAGGTAATGGTACTAGAACGTCTTTATATCCTTTGGTTAGAATATATAAAGGTGTACAGATAGATGATCCAATTCCTGAAGAAGCATCAATTAATTTATCAATTAAGGAAACAAACATAGGTGGTGAGGCGTATAACCCTTTACTACTTAATAGTCCTTCTATAAGCTCAAAAGCAGACATTATAAACAATAAATACACTATTTCAAGTGTATCTTTGTCCGTATCAAATGCTCCCTATAAAGGTAAAATTTTTTCAGACGATATTCCAAGTTTACTTAATGCAGTAGTACAAGTGTATTACGCTGCTAATGGACTAGATACTTTAGAAGATTGTTTACTTGTATATACTGGCACAATTAGGCGTTATTCACAGTCGGCAGAAACTTTAAGCCTTACTTTAGAAGATTTAACTGAACAAAAACTTAAAACTAAAATACCTGCAACATTAATACAAGATGAGGAAAATTATCAAGAAAAATCTATAGGAAAACCTTATCCTATGGTTTATGGTTTAGTTGATAATTCTCCTTTAATATTAAGTACAAAATTATTACCTAATTCTGCATTTAAATTAGAAATTGATAAACCTGCAAAGGTTATCCAAAACTTTTGGAATGGAGCTACAGAAATAAATTTTGGAAACGAAGCAATTAAAGAAGGGCATCCATTAGTAGATGGTGATTATATACAACAATTAAAATATTTGTCTGTGTACGACAATGGATTTGTTCCCATATATCAATTAGGTGTTAAAGATTGGGGTTCAAGAGAATATGATAATTTATTAAATGCTGAAATTTATAATTTTAATGAAGCTACAGAAAATTCTGCAAATATAACCATAAATTCTGAAACATTAATTTACGACCAATGGGATTTAGAAAATAATGAAGGATTTGGAGAGCAAGGTATTCCTTCAAGGATATATAGACCTGTAGTTGATGTAAATTTTTATTCTCTTGGACAAGATAATGTTAATGATAATGGAAATAGTAGAAACGATTCAACATTTATTGGCTATCAAAATGATGATGGTAAAATGGATAATATAATAGAAACTATTAGCGAAGATGTTAATGGTAATAATGAAAATAGTCCTTCACAAAATCTATATGATAATTTTTGGAATGGTGGACCTAATGAAGGTGATGTATTAAATTTTTGGCAGCCAAGTGAAATAAATGAGCATACAGGAGATTCTTCTGAAATTATAGACACAAATGATAAAAAATGGTTAGAATTTTATAATAATAATTATACATCTTCTAAATTTCCAGTATCTTGGATTCAAAACAATAATTATGATAATAGTGGTAATAATTTATCAGGATTACATATATCATCACAAACTGTTAGTTTTGGAAATAGAGGAGGTTCATTTGCAAGATTAAAGTTAAATGATAATATTGGAGATTTTCCTTGTGTAACAAAATTAGTGTATGATGTTACTTATTTTACAGCAGAAAATATGGGTGTAGATGCTATAGACACAGGAAGTGGAACTTTGTATGCTTATAGACTTTGCCACCCTTCTTCATTTTGGGTGGAAAGAGAATTAAAACAAAAAACACATATTTTAGAAGAAACAAACTCACAAACTTGGTATGAATCTTTTAATAAAACTTGGTACAAAGAAGATGAGTTTGGAGAAATAGAATCAACAAATTGTGAAGTTCCTAATATACAACACGACTTTGATATAAACTATTTTTTAGTTGATGAAAATGGTAGTAATACATTTGCAACAAAAATATTTCAAAACAATCTAATAAATTCAAATTTAAAAAGCAGTATTGTTGCTGGTTTTAACAATACAAAAAAATACGACAGTATTCAATGGGGTTCTTATTATTTAAATGACGGTCCAATTACTTACGTTTCTTCTTGTATAGCTAATCTTAGAGAATTTTATACATTACAAGATGTTTTAATTACTAATATAAAAAATCAAGAATATTTTGCAGATGTAGCAGGTAGAATTTATGATGGAGTTTTAGCTAAAAATATTAATACTATAATGAAAGATATTTTAGAAAATGAATTGTTATATAATGGCAATATAAATGAAACAGAGGTAAATATTCAAACAGAATGGGAATATGCTTTTACTTTAAATGAACAAAAAGAAGCTAAACAAATATTTGAAGGTATGTTTAAATCTTCGCTTTTAATACCATCTTTTGATAGTTCAGGGCAATTTAAATTTATTGGCATAAAACAACTTATGGATTATAGTGATGTTGTTTCTATAAATACAGAAAATGTAATTAAATATACTTTTAGTTTAACAAAATTAGATGATGTCTACAATTCAGTTAATATTAAATACAAAAAAAATTATGGCTCTGGCGAATATGATAAGCAAACAGGCTACACAATAGCTGATACTACATATACTACTCTTGATGAGTACACAAATACTGAATTAGGTTATGGTGGTAATAATGCTTATGATATTAATTATTACGGCTTAGATTCAGAAGATGCTAAATTAGAAGTAGAAACAGAATATATTAGAGATAAGTATACGGCTGCAAAATTACAAAAAAGACTTTTATTATGGTATGCTAACCAACATTTAATAACTAAAATAGATTTACCATTAAGTTATATACATTTAGAAGCAGGTGATTATATTAATTTTAGCGAATTATTAGGTGGTAAATTGGCTTTTGGATATGATTATTCTAAAGAAGAACATAGAAATGGACAATTAATATATCCTGTATTTTTTATTACTAAAGTATCTAAATCTTTAAGTAAAGTAAGTATAGAAGCAGTACAAGTACATCGTGGAGAATATGGATTTCAAGGATTAGAAGA